GCCATGTAATTGGCATGAAGGTTATCCCTGATCTGGGTAAGTTTTGGCGTAGTAGTACTGTTCCGCCACGGCAAAGTCCTATTGCTAGTCTTGCTAGTATCCGTAGCAAACAAGTAATTTCGGAGTTCTTTTTGTTCTTCTACCCAAGGTTTACGTTGATTGTAGAAGTCATTCCACATCATGTAGATCTGGCCAGCTAAGTTGTCTGGCCGAAGTTGATCTTTAAGTTGTGCTACATTACCTGCCATACGCTATTCCACCCATAGTTGTCCCAAATCCACCAAACCGTTTGTTAAATAAAGCTGACACAGGAGTACTTATTCCTCTTTCAATACGTTCTCTTGGCTTCTGTGCAATCTCTACAATGCTTGCCAGCGTATCCACAATGTCATCGTGTGGAGGGCGAGCTAAGAGAATCTCATCTTCCAGTACAGGAATGTATCCTCCTCGATAATGCCAGATTGCTTGCTGTTGGTATCTTGGTTCTAGGACAGCAGCAATTCTTTCTTCTTTAGATCCTTGGTTTCGGTTAGGCCGGTACTCATCAATCTTTAATGAGATACCTCCTTCTTTAAACCGTTGTTTCAAGTCGTTTACAATTACTTGCTGGGCTGTGGTAACTTCTGCCCTTAACTTTCTGAATTCCCACTTGTTATACATTCCAACAAGTCTTTCGTAGTACTCACTGATTTTATCGCTCTTAAACCGATCAATATCGAGTACATAAATATCGTTATTTGTATCAACACCAATAACAACGATAGCCGTGTAATCAGATTTTTTTGATAGAGAAAAGGCAAAATCTACGCCTGCGTACACATTGAGTCGAGTTTCTTTAAAGTACCATTGACCAGATACTTGCTTTAAGAATTTCTGATCGTAATACTGAAACCTGGATCTATCTACACGTTTGGACTCGGGGTCATTAGGATTATTGTAGTACTGTGCATGGAACTGCGTTTTGTCTGTGTACTCTGCGTATATTCTTGAAAGTATTTTACGATCAAATCCAAATCGCTTACCATCTCCACGAGCTTCTCTAGGCCAAGTGAAAACTCCATCAATCTCTACAACTTCTTCCATTGTTTCCCATACTGGGATGTGTTGAATGATTTCATCTTTATCGTTGTAGACAGCTTCTTCTTGATTCAACCAAACACTGTATTGATCCAGGATGGTAGCGAGTACCTGCTGCTTTAACCATTCCTCCTGCGTTCTTAATAGAGGACATCTGGGACATAGAGGCTGCTGTTTTCCTGCGACCTTCCTCTGTGTAAGCGTTGTCGGGCACTACTACGTCATCCGCAATAACTACATCAGCGTGCCAGCCTGTGGTATTCGTAGTTAGGCCAGCAGTGCGTATTGTATTGTCCCGAACCATCTCTTTAGTACGAGCGGGATGATCTACGTTAATAGCTGTTGTTGACCACTTACTTCGCCTTCCCTCTTCTTGGTCTAGCATACTGGGCCAGTACCTACGATACACTGGAGAATCAATAATGCACTTAATAGCGTACAACTGATCTTCTGCTAACTGAGCAGTAGCCGAGATGTACAAGATTGTAGTCTCAGGATGCTTAGTAATCCACCAAGCGCACCATACTGCTAAACAGTGGGATTTCTGATGCCCCCTTGGCAGCATAATTAGCTGGTTAAGGTCATTCTTAGAATGCTGCAAAAAGCGAAATACTTTTTCGTGTATCTCGCCATAGACCCTCATAGGGTTAACTAACTTAGCAAAAGTATATAAATCTTCTTCTGCTGCTAGTATCAGTTCTTGCTTTGTACTCATTTAGGAAGCAGACAAATCACCAGATAAGTACCAAGTGTTTGAACCAAAGTACTTCAGTACTGCTTGAGCGTACTGGCCATTAGTTCTACCCGTACCTTTCTTGTTAATTGTTACACCAACATCAGGAGTTATCAGAATTGGGCCTAAGCCTTTTTGAATAAAGCCAATCCAATTCCCCGCCACCCAGTTACCTGTAGTAGCTAAAGAGATATTAGCTACGGCTGTAACAGAAGAACTCGCTGAGAATTCTGTGTAACGGTATATATCCGAAGCTGACATACTGTGTGTACCAGTACCGTTTCGTTGGACTCCCCACATAACAGCCTGTGTTACAGAAGCAGAAGCAATTACTGTAACATTGCCTAGATTAAGCAAATTGTACCCATTCATATCCAAATCATTTTGCATACTATTGGGTTCGCCAGCAGGATTATTCCTATAAAGGACTTTATCCTGGAGTTCTGTATTAATAGAATCAAAGTTGGCGTTTAGTAGTGTCTGACTTTGGAAACCAGAAGTGAGTGTATTAAGTGTAACCTTAGCCATTTGTTTTTCTATCCTCTTTACTATTAATTCGATTTTGAATAGCCAGAAGAAGATCCTTGATCTCTCGGATATCTTCTTTATAGTCTTCTCTGCGTACAAAACCAGAATGCAATTCTCGTTCGAGAGCCATTAGATCGCTTTTCATTGCGTTAGCTGCATCGTAAGCAATACGTACAAACCAACCAATAAGAAAGAGGATAAAAGAAAAGGTTACATTAAAGAGTAGTTGTGAATCCATTTTATCGAGTCCACCAGATGCGGAACGGATGCTCAGCATCTCCGTCTTCTACAATAGACAGTTCAGCCACAGGTTCTTGTCGCAATACAAGCACGTCTTCGGCTTCTTGTAGCGTGGAAAAGGCACCAAGACAAACGTTATCCCCCATAATAGCCTCCAACAGATGAGACGGCGTAATAATGCAGCCCCTCATTAATTTGATCGGTTCTGAAGTCTTCTGTGAATTGAACGTAGCTGTCGCCAACAGTTCCAAGATCAGCATTTCCGCCGTAATAAATGTCTGCCTGTCCAGCAGCCATTGTCCCGCCTGCTGCGCGATGAGATATTGTGATCTTTATTCTTTCGCCTATTGCCATGCTGGTGCTGGTTGGTGTGTATGTGCCGTTTTTCGCGACAGAAGCAGCGCGCAAAGGCCACTCGGTAATAGTCGCCGGAATACCCGTCACGGCAACAATGCTTGACTGAACTGTTCCAGCATTATTTGTCCTTTCAATCAATATTCCGACGCCAGAGTTGACTGTGTTTGCTGATTCAGCACCCCAGATATTTGCTGTAACCGTTCCCGAAATTGTAACGGCATCCGTAAACGGTTCCGAATACCAAACCTGAGCTGTTCCACCTGCGGTAAGCGTAACAGGAATATTTGTTCCAGCGGCTGTTGTTGTTGTAATTGATGTTTGAGCCGGGCTTATAAACACGCCCATTGTCGATAGCGAAAAGTTTCCAGCAGATACAATCGTGCTTGGTAATGCTCTAAGGCGAAGCCGAGTCGCCATCAGATTTCATATCCCCAGACACTAACTCTAACGGACTGAGCGCTAGTGGTTGTGACCCGCAGAATAAAGTCCGCTGTGCCGCGAATGCCGGGATTGAACGAGTTAATAACCCCCGGCTTGTTGGTAGCTGACGGAGAAAACTCACCGTCAAATATTGGGAAATCTGTGCCGATTGTGTAGGTAGTGTCTGCCGAACCGCCAAACCACACAATGCAAGTACCAGCTGTGGTGCCGTAACTCTGAATCTGCATATTGGTGATAACGATGCTTTTGCCAGAGGCTGGAGTCCAGAGCGCAACACCTGTCTGCGCTGTTGTCCATTGTGCGGTTTTGTTTACCGATACGTTGGCACGCATAAGATCAAACGTGCCCGCGTTGTTCAGGCCCATCGTCTTTGCGGCAACGTCAAGGTGGTTCTCAGTTGCCGTTTCACCGTCGTTGTGGGACGTATCAATTGGCAGCGAGATTGTACCGTTGCTGATCTGGACTTGGCCGATCACCGCGCTGCCTGCTGCAAGAACAGCAGTTGCATTCAAATTTGCAGCAGTGGCCTGAGTAGCTGTAAAAGATGTATTGGTAATTGATCCAATGGCGTTGGTTCCAGCGCCAAGAGATTCCGGATAGACATTCTGCGTCATGTTGTGATAACCCCGCTAATCGTGACCGTAAGCGCGCTCGCCGTTCCCTGCAAACCTTGGATAGTATCCGTAGTAGAAAGATGCAAGAATCCAGACCAATCATAAGAACCGTTGGCTGGAATACTAAGAGCACTCAACCAGCAATTAGCAGCAGTTGCAGCGGTGCCGTTGATTGCTAGGCTTATAGTTGCTGCGGATGCAGTGGTATT